CAAACACGTTTGATGCCATCTCGTCTCAGTTCCGGGTGACTCCTGGTGTTGCCGACTACCTAGTAGGGCTGCATCCGTTCTACGATGACAGCATGATTGTGCTAAACCGCAACAGTGTTCACCTAATTCGTGGGACTAAAGGTTCCTTGGCTGACACCACAGTAAACGAGTTGACCCGTGAGATTGGTTGCTTGGCTAGAAAGAGTGTCGTGTCTCAGGGTAACAATGTTTTCTTCTTGTCTGACAATGGTATTTACGGCTTGGCTTTCCAAGATGAATACAATCTTCGTGGCGTGGAGCGTCCATTAAGCGAGAAGATACAGCCGTATATTGACAGAATCAACAAGACTCTGGCTCTTAAGTCGGTAGCTACCTACTTTAACAACCGCTATTACATTGCTGTCCCGCTGGATTCCTCTAGTGGTGCTAATGATGCGCGTGGCAACAACACGGTGCTTATTTTTAATATGCTTAACCAAGGATGGGAAAGCATTGACACCTATGGTGCTGGCGACTTTTTTGTGGACAACTTTTTGATTGGACAAGACGAGGACAGAAACAACCTATACATTATCAATTCCCAAGGTGGTCTGCATCTGTGTGATGACACTGATGAAGCGCGTGACATTTACTCATTAAGCGTCACGGGCAGTTCCTCGCAGAATGGTATTGACTACCAATTAACCACGCGTGGATACGGGTTTAACAACCTAGACCGCAAGAAGTTTAAGTCGGCACAAGTTCAGATGCGCTCGTCCACAGACAATGCTAGTGACGTAGACTTTCGTTTTGCTTCCGAAGATCCAGACACCACAGACTACAAGGTGACAGACATTGAAACATTGCTGGACACATCCATTGGTTTGCCAGGACAGCTTAACGAAGACGAAACCGGCAACTTCAGATTTAGGTTGGGAAATCCCAGAGGCATCTACGGCACGTTGACAATTCAAGCTAAAACAGTAGGATTGTCCTCAGTAGGTCGCCCCAAAGTTACATCGGTTAAAATGGATGCCGACACAACAAACAGGCAAACCTTAACACAATACTAAAATGGCAATTTTATCCAAAGGTCAAACCTTCGCTGATGGCGATGATGTGACGCATACCAAGCTCAACAATTTGGTGGACGCGGCCACATTCGTGTCTGGTTCTTCTGGCACGACTGACGACAGCTCTCTAGAGGTAAATGGTTCTGGTCGTTTGCAGGTAAAGGCTAGTGGCATAACCACGGGCAAGATTGGTGCGAGCGCAGTAACTACCACAAAACTTGCCAGTTCTACTGGTGCTTCCGATGGCGTGACCTTTGCCAAGATTCAGTATCTTAGTGACATGACCGTGATTGGTAATGTGAGCGGTGGCCTCACTACCCCAACAGAGGTTTCTATTCTCGATGAGGATGACATGTCCTCCGACTCAGACACGTCACTTGCCACTCAGCAAAGTATCAAGGCTTATGTTGGTTCTGCTCTTGCTAGTGGAGCTATTGATGCTGGGCAGTCGTGGCAGAACTTGACTGGTTCCAGAGCAGTCAATACCAACTATACCAACAGCACAGGAGGCCCGATTATGGTTTATGCGCGGGTTGGAAATTCTGGCTATCAAAACATTAAAATTACCTCAGATGGGATTGAAGTTGCACAAGCCACATCCACCAATACCGGTGGCTCAACGGGTTGTAACGCCATCATACCTAATGGTGCTGTTTATCAAGTAACTGTCGTGGCTGGAGGAACCACCCTACAAGCATGGTCTGAGCTTCGTCCTTAATGCAAAACACACCATATATCGAGGCCAAGCGGCTTTATTCTGAACTACACAATCAAAAACAAGAAGGCGACAATTTTCAAGCAGCTATCGAATGGATGCAAAAAAACGGAGCCGTAATATCTTTACCAAACACCTTCCTTATGGGCTACTTCAGCAAACACACAGAACCTACTACGCCAGTGGCGTATGAGGACGCTGATTGCGTCTTTGTGGTTCTTTGCGTTGGCGACCCGGTTGCCGCGCTTGAGCAGCTTGTTGAGCTTGTTGACTACACCGCTTATGCGCGGGATTTCCGAGGCGATACAAAAGTTCGCGTGATTCCGATTGAAAAACTATACTACCAAATATAATGGGCAGCTTATTCTCCAAACCCAAAACGCCTCAAGTCCCCAAAGTAGACATTGAGGGAGACATTCGCAAATACGTCAGCGGCTACCAAAAGGCGTTGCCTGATGTGATCTCGTCTGAGCGCGAGTATCGCCCCCAGTTCTTGGGCCTCAATCTTGGGGACGTAAGCACTTTTTTGCAAGGGACTAATGACCAGATGGGTCTGTTTGGATTAGGTCGCCTATCGCAACAGGAGACGGCACAGAACCTTGCAGCAGCTAGGCAGGCTGACTTGGCATCCATGATGGGCATGGCCCCGCAGTTCCGTGGATTTGCACAGGCATTGTCTCCAGAAGCGCAGGCACAGGTGGAGGCTTCTTCGGCAGAGGCGGCTAGGGCATCACAAGCGGCTAGGCAGTTAACACCCCAAGAGCAGCGCATGGCAGATCAGGCAGCACGCGAAGCATACGCGTCCCGTGGCAGATTGATGGGCAATGAGGCTGTATCGAGCGAGATACTCAACCGCGCAAACATCATGGCACAGAAACGTGCAGAGGCTGCGCAAGCACGCAACGCCGCATTTGGTCAAGCGCAAGAGTTCTACACTCGTCCCGGTTTGATGGCGTTGGGAAGCGCACCAATTTCCTACCAAGCAGGTCAACAGCAATTAGGCATGGGTCTGGGTGCGATTGGCTCGGCTACCCCGCAGATGATTAACCCTGATGTTGGTGTTAATGTTGGCATGGCTCAACGTGCCAATCAAACGCAAGCCAACATTGCTGGGGCGCAAGCAAAGGCGAACTGGGCCTCTGGCATTTTTGGAGCCATAGGTAGCATTGGACAAGGCATGGCTATGGGGGGAGGGTAACTAGCGATTTTATTACAGGAAAACACATACAAACTAATATCATGCCATACGGAAAAGGAGGACGACTTGGAGAAGCAATCGACCCGCGCTTAATGCAGGTGGATTACAGTGGCTATGCTGACGTTGGCAGAACGCAAGGTCAGGCATTTGCCAACATGGGAGCACAGATTGGTGACGTTATTAAGCAGCATGGTGAGAATCAAAAGAGCATTAAAGCCACTGAAACCACGCTGAAGGCGATGGAGAAAAACTTTGCTGGCACGCCGGTTGGCGATCAGGCTCGTGATTTGTTGCAGAAGTTTTACGATCCTGACATGTCCACGCGGGACAAGCTGGCGATCCGCGACTCCATCAATCAAGTTCTGCAAATTGGAATTTCTGGCATGGAGCAGCAACGTCAGCAGCAGATGCTGGAGCTTAAAAGGCAAGAGCTTGGTGCTAAAATGGCTCAACAACAAATGGAAAAAGCTCCCATTAACCCCGCTCAACTACAGGCAGCTTACACACTTGCTACAAGTTTTGGATACGGAGACGCAGCTAAAGCTATGGTAATAGGTTATGAAACAGCCGAGACGCCAGAAGCACAACAGGCTTACGCTAGTAGGCTTGTTGCGCTTGCCAATGAAATAAAACCAGCGGCCAGCAAACGACCAGAAAACTATAAAATCGAAACACTAGCTGATGGCACAGTCGTAGCTGTAGAATCAAGCACCAAAAAACCCACGGTTATTCAGCAGCCGAAATCACCGCCAAGCTCAGAGGTAACAGCACAGGTGAAAGAGCGTGTGCAGAAAGAAGCAAAAGCATTGTATGATGCTGGCGATGATGTTGGAGCTGTTATGAAGCTAAATTCTGTTGGTATAGGAGGAGCTCTCGGTGGCCCTATTGCCACAGAAGATTTGCCGAACATCTTTGGCGAAAGACAACCACCGCAGTTGGGCGAAAGACAGTTACCGCAGCCAACCAAGCGCAAACCATTAAGTGAAATGATCAAACTGGGTGAAACTCTTAACCAACCTTAGTAACCATGATTTCAGACCAGATCAAGGCGGCTAGGTCGGAGGGTTACACTGATGAGGAAATTGCCCAGCACCTTGCCGCAAGCAACAGTTCTGTCCAAAAAGCTATGGCGGAGGGTTACACCGCGCCAGAGATAATTGCATATATAACTGGGGGAAAAGCAGATACAAGCAAGGAGCCAGAGGTAATTGTTACATATCCGCAAGATCAGACATCAGAAAAACCACCCACCGAAAGCAAAGCCAAAGCCGATGTTAAATCGTCTAAAGTTGTTAGCTTTTTGGAAAGCGTTGGTAAACTATCGCCACTCAGCCCCAAGCAGAACAAGGCGTTGGTTTCGGCTACTGGCAAAGCGTTAACCGGTCTAAAATACGCTTATCCATTTGTCCCAACAGCAGGTGCAGAAATGATGTCTGATCTTGGGCGCACTCAAGACCTAGACGTAGTAATAGCATCCAAAGAGCAAGCGATTAAAAAGCAACTAGAAAAGGAAAGTGTTCCGAGAATAGTTACTGGAATAGCAGCAGAGATTGGTGTTGGCGAGGGAACCAAATATGCCGCTACACGTGCGGGAGCAAGGCGAGGGCCACAAACTGCCGCCGCTGGTTATGTTGCTGGGGCACTAAGCGGTGGTGCAGTTGGGTCTGTTCTTGCTCAAGAAATAGAGGGGCAGGAAGATATATCTTGGGGGCGTGTCATTCGTGACTCGTTTCTAAACCTGCTTCCAGGAACTGAAGTAAAGGGAGCACCGAAGGCTATTAAAAAAGTTGCAGAGTTTGCAAGCGATGCCCCAATCATTACTTACACATCTATTGGAGCTGTCGCTGGTGCTGGTTCTAGTGTTGCAGAGCAACTGATTGAGGGAGAGGGTGTCAGCATGGGCGAGGTAGCGGAAAGCACAGCCATTGCTGGTGGTTTGGGTGGTGGGCTTGGAGGTCTGTCTAAATTTTTACGTTCTGCCGGTAAGAAGTTTGCAAACAAAACAGAATACGAGTTGGAGGATTTGGTAGCTAAAGGCGATCCAGACGCTATTGGGCTATTGAACTTCTTGCTGCAAGATGTGCCAGAAAGCGAGCTTCCCAAGAAAACCGCAAAGTCATTGGTCACAGGAATCATAAAAAGCGCACAATCATCATTTGCACCGTCCAAGGCGTTGACTCCAGCAATCATGTCGGCAGCCAGAAGGACAGAAGCAGCACCACAGGCGCAAGCAACACTGGGCGAAGAACTTGGCAAGCGAGTTGACAGGGCGGTTAAAAAAGCCGCTAAGAATTACGGGCCAGATGTAGAGGAGCGTGTGTGGAAATACCTATCAGGTGAAACTAAAGATGTTCCATCACAAATGCTTGGTAAAAAGGGAACCGAAGCATTGATTGCTGCACGTGAGGAAATTGACCAACTTCAAATTAAAGTGCTTGCAAACCATTATAGTGGGGCAAGATTGCTAGACCCGGCAATTAAAAATGCCGTTGAGGATACCATGAATAGCAGAAGCTATTTGACTAGGTCATACAGATTTTTTCACGACCCAACGTATAAGCCAACCGATGCCGATTTTGAAAAAGCGGTTCGTTCGCTAGTCAAGAACGGGTCGTCACCAGAGACGGCAAGAGAATATATGCTGGAGCTTCAATCAAAGCGTGCAGGCAATCCCGCCGACCTGTTGAAGTATATGCACTCAGCAAAAGACGGTGTGCTAAAAAGTAAAAACTACGACTTGCCGTTGGAGGTGAGACAATACCTTGGTGAGTATACAACACCTGGTCAAAAGATAGCCGAAACACAATCAAAGCTATCCAAAATGGTTGAGTATGACGCAGCCGACAAATCCATTACCGACTCGTTAATTTCCAATGGGATGGCTAAAACGGCTGAATCTACCCCGCATGGTTGGCAGAAACTGGTCATACGCGGCAACGAAAAAGAACTAGACGGACAAAAATTATTTGTTTCACCAGAAACGGCCAGAGCTTTAAAGCAAGTTGTTGGCATACACGAATCTGCTAGAGGTAACATTGCAGCCAGAGCTACCAGTGATTTTTATCACGCATACGTTTCAGCTTCCAAAGCTGTTAAGGTTTTGGGCAACCCTCCTGCATACATGGTTCAATTATACGGCAATATCTCCGGAGTATTGCAGTCATTAAACAATGTGTTTAGGGGTTCTGGCAGTGGGGTTATGGCGGGTCTTGGCGCATTTAGGCAGTTGGCTAGATTTCAGTCTATTAAGACGCTGAGACGCAATAAACACTACAAAGAGTTAGGATTAACTGGACAATCATTGGCTTATGAGGATTTTGTCAAATCCGCGATGACAGGTGGTGGCCCATCATCAAACTTTGTTCGAGCACTTTTTGCTCCGTTAGGAAAAATATACTCTGGTTTTGACGACACTTTAAGAATTGTCAACTTTGAAAACTACAAGGCCAAAATCATTAAAGCAACGGGTGCAAAAACCAAGGAGCAACTAGATAAGGCAGAGCAAGTCGCTGCGGATATTGTAAACGACATTTATCCCAACTATGCCCACCTTAACGATTCGTTAAAAACTTTATCCCAGCATGGGGTTATGTTGTCTCAATTTGCATCATTTTCTCTTGAGCTGTTAAGAAACCAAGCCAACCACGTCAGAATTGCAAAGCGAATGGCAGAGGGTAAGTTTGCGGAAGACTTAGCCAAGGCAGGACTAAATGTTGTCAAACCGCAAATACTGGAACGGCAAGGACAAAAGATGATGGTTGGTTTGACTGGTATGCACGCAGCAGCATACGGCGGCATAGTAGCGTATAATCGCACCGAGGGCGGATTCAGCGAGGAAAAAGAACGGGTTTGGAGAGAAACGGGAGCCGCGCCTTGGGACGCAGAAGGAAACACGATACTTAAAGCCGGGGAGGATGGAGACACCGTATATTCTACTACGGCAAGTTACTTATTTCCCGTGGCTCAAATACAAGGATATGGACAAGCCATGATGAGGGGACAGTCTTTTGGGGAGGCCGCAGGAAAACTGTTTGGGGCGGTTGTTCACGATCTTGGTGGTGATGGGTCGTTTGCAATGAGAGCCATGATCGAGGGCATGAGCAATCTTGATTTGGATACTGGAAAAGTAATTTCACACAGAGATGATCTTGCAGGCAAAACCAAAGAAATTGCTAACCACGTTTTCAAGAAATCGCTTGAGTTTGGTGCGGCACGTGAGTTTAGAAAGTCTCGCCAACAAACTAAGGTAGTAACCGCGCTGAGACAACTTGGTGTTCGGGTAAACAAGCAAAGTTTTCGCACCGGACTTCAGATTAAAAGCAAAAAAATCAAGGATTCTCTTACTGCACTATCCAGCGAAATGTCTGGTGCTGGATACAAATTGGAGGACAAGATGCTTACCCCAGAACAATATGAGCAAGAATATCAGCGGTTAAATACGGCATACAAACAGAAAGGCGCGGCGTTGGTAAGGCATTTTCAAAACGCAAGGTTGTGGCCCATGTCAGACGATGAGATTGTTCAGCTAATGAAGGACACCAATGTTGGCTCTATCAGAATCTTAAACGCAATGCAGGGCAAAGTGCCGGAACTGCCTCGTAGCAAAGAGCTTACTGCGCGAGATATTTACGATAGGGACTACGCCGACAAGCCTCGGTCTGAACAGATTTCTATGCTGTATAAAGAGGAAAACAGAACTATGGCTATGTCCATTAAGGACATAATTAAGGGAGAAGAAAGGAAGCGGCGCACGAATGAAACCGTTATTGACTCTCTGTATAAAGCTATCCCATCCAATACTGGTGAGCGTGCTAGAAGAATACTGGATGACATGGCTCAGTCTGAAAACCCAGAGGCAATGGAGCAAAGGTTCCTCAAGACTGGTGTGATCGACAAGAACACTTTATATCACATGAGATTGCTTCGTAAGGCAAACAAATAGGCTTGCTATAACGGCTACTATATGTAGCATAATCATCATGGATGAACCCCAGGACGAGCTTGCCGAAAGCAATCGTGAGGAAATGAAGCGGTTTCTGGACGCGATCAAAGAGCGTGCTAAGGAACTGCCACCTAATTGCCTTGAGAACACCAAGCCCCATGTAGCTGCTAAGGCTCTGTGGATGCTGTCAGAGGGCAACTCGCTGCGTGAGGTGAACCGGGTTACGCAGGTTGGGCATGAGACTTGCCGCCGCCTGATGATGGATCACAAGGACACCTACGATGCACAGCAAAAGGTAGCAGCCGTGCGCTACGCAATGGGGGCGCAGGAGTTCGTAGACCGCATATTTGAGTGGTCTGAGATGGCGGCTAACGACAGCGAGATGCTGAAGAAGATCAGCCCTGACAAGTTGGCTATGACGGCTGGTATCTTGCAAGACAAGGCGTTGACCCTAAGTGGACAGGCTACCAGCGTGGTTGAGCATCGCAAGGGCAAGAGCATTGAGGAGGCTATTGAGATTATTAAGGAAGCCAGAGCTAGGGTGGCGAACAAAAATAAAGTGGTTGACGCCGAGGTAATTGAAGATGCTTGAGTGGACTAAACACCCTATCCTGCCGATCCCCACTGACGAGGAGATTGCGGAGATGGAACCAGATGAGCTGCTCGCCATCCATGAGGTGCGCGAGCAAGCTATCAGGGACGCACAGGATGACCCTTATCGCTACGGCTTTAGGCTACCGCATTGGGAGCGTGCCGAGGAGCAACTCAAGGAGGTTGACGAAATACTAGCCAGCGGTGGCAACCGTAGCGGCAAAACGGCTTGGGGTAGCTTCTGCGTGGTCAAGGCGGCTATCGAGAACCCCAAGAGCATCATCATGTGCTTCGCTCAGACGAGCGAGGTAAGCGTGCGCCAGCAGCAGAGTGCGGTCTACCAGTGGCTACCGCCTGAGTATCGGCGCAAGCAAACCGGAGCCAGCACATACATTAGTTACACGGTAAAGAATGGATTTACAGACAACTCATTCATTCTGCCTAATGGTAGCCAGGTAATCTTCAAGACATACTCACAGTATCAGAACAACCCAACGATTCTAGAGGGTGCGGAGCTAGGATGCAAAGACCCAGTGTGGCACAATATCGGGTGCTGGCTAGACGAGTATCTGCTTGGTGAGGACTTGATTGGCACGTTGCGATTCCGCTTGGCTACTCGTAATGCCAAGATGCTGGTGACGTTTACGCC